TGATTTGATTGTTTCTTTAAATGATTCATCAAGGTTAAAGTTCACAAAGAAGTCTAATGATGCTAAATACTTATTCACTAATTTATTAATGATTGGTAAGTATTGTTTAATAATTTTTGTTTTGATACCAGTATCTTTTAATAGACCAGATGCCACTTCATAATATGTTTTCTCATCAATTAATTCTTTAAGTTCTTTTTCAGCTTCATCAATTTTAACTTTGAGTTCTTCTAATTGTTTTTGTTCGGTGTCTGATATATCTTTGGTATTTTTTAACTCGTCAATGTGTTTTTCAATACGAACAATATATTTTTTTATCTCGGTAATAGATGTGGTGTTGGTTGCAATCTTAATTTGTAGTTCTTGTATTTGTTTTTGTTTTTCACTAATTTCATTGAGTTTATTTTGTTCTTCAAGTAATTTGATTTCTAGTTGTGATAAACCAACGGTACACTCCGTAATCTTACTGGTTAAATTACCAATTTCTTCTTCTTTAAAATGTTTATCAATGGTTTGTCGGCATGTAGGACAATTGTCATTGTGTTCAAAAAAGTTGACATCTTTCTTATATTTGCTTAGATTCGTTTCAATCTGTGTTTCTAGTTGATTAAACTTTTTAACCTTTTGTTCTGTTTCTAAGCGAGATGTCACATCAGCTTGTAATGTATCAATCGTACCTGTGTGTTCGCTTGTTTGTGTTTCTAGTGTCATAATATGATTTGAATTGTTGGCAATATCTAATTCATATTCATCAATCTTTTCATCATTATTTTGTTTTAATTGTTTGATGTGTGTTTCTTTGAGCTGATACTTTTGTTGGTCAATATCAATCTCATGTTTTTTAGCTATAGATAAATCTTTATTATTACTTAACTTTTCTTTAACCAACCCATTCATTGTGGAGAATATTTGGATGTCAAGTAGGTCTTCAATGATTGCTCGTCTATCAGTATTTGATAATTGCATGAATGGAGTAAATGACGCTGAACCTAGAATAACAATCTGTGTGAAAGATTTGTAATTCATTTTAAGAATAAACTTCTCTAGGTATTCTTGATAATCACGAGCAGCTGCATCCTGATTTAATAATTCGCCATCTTGATAAATCTCAAAAGTATTTGGTTTGATACCACGAATAATCTTATATGATTTGTTACCAGCATTAAACTCAACTTCAACAACAGTATCTTTACCATTGATTGAATTGATTAGATTGGGTTTAACAATTGAACGGAAAGGCTTACCAAAAAGTCCAAAGCATAATGCGTCTAGCATTGTAGATTTGCCAGAGCCATTTTCACCAACAACAAGTGTGTTACTTGTATTGTCTAATTTAATTTCGGTAAAATAATTACCAGTTGAAAGAAGATTCCTCCAACGAACATAACGAAAGACGAGCATTATTCAGTTGTTTCCGTGTTAATCGCTTCTACATAGAGTTCACGCATGAGTGTTTTAAGTTTATCACTATTTACATTCAAGGTAAGATTATCAATATACTTACTTAATATGGTCATCGTATCTTCAGCTTGGTCAATAATATCTTGGTCTGTATCAAAACTTGTATCAGTAAAATCTTCAACAATGGATATATCTGATACACCAGCTTTATATAAATTGTCAATCACATTATCAAATAGATAAGGATTTTGTTTGTTAATTACAATTACTTTAACATATGTTTCTTTTAGTTTAGAAAAGTCATATGCCTTCCAGAATTCAAAATCTTGAGCACCATCATCATAATTTATTTTATGAAACATACGATATGGATTTTGTATGAATTCCATTTCACGAGTTGCCGTATCAAAGATATGAAAACCTCGTGGATCATTATAATCAGCCCAAGTCATTTCGTTTGGAGTGCCAACATAATAAATATGTCCATCATCTGATTTGTGATGGAAATGTCCAGTTAATACCATATCATACTTGATAAGTTTGTTTTTGTCAATACCGCCACGACAAATATTACCACGGTCCATTTCAAACCCATCAATCTCAAAATGGCCAAAGGCTAATTGCGATTTACTTTCGTTGATTGCTTTAAAGATTGTTTCTTCATTTTCAGGACAGAGCCAAGGAATAATATCAAAAGCAACACCATCAAAATCAATGGTAGCAAAATCATCATATACAGTAATGTTGTCATAGTCTTTTAATAATAGTTGTGGAGAATTAACTTCTAGTGTGTTCTTAAATGAAATATCATGGTTACCAAGGATGGTATAAAATGTGATATTGTTTTCTTTTAATTTATCAAAAAAGTATTTACGGCACAGATAGAGTGAATTGAAATTAATAAACTTTCGTCTATCAAACAAATCGCCCAGCTGAAACACGGTCGTGATATTATTTTCTTTCAAATACGGAAAGAATATATCATCATAAAACTTCTTAATATATTTGTGGAATTCTAGCGAATCACCACGCATACCAAAATGGGTATCACCCAATACACATAATTTCATTAATATTTAATTCTTGTTTGGTTGAATTTTTCTTTAAGTGTTTCTATTTCTCTTTTGAGATTAAGCTTTTGAAATTTCAATTTGCTAAGGTCATCATCATTCACGAATAAACTATAACCTTCTTTAATCTGGCTATCTAAAATTAAATGTTCTTCTTCTAAATCTCTAATATGTTGAAGCAACTTTTCTGTATTCATTTGTATCCTCATATGAAAATGAATTAGGAAATCTGAATCTTACCTCAGCGCACCCACAGATAATAACACATAATAAAATTAAAGTCAAGCATTTCATAGGTAATTATAGGTCTTCGCCGATGAATTGATCCAATCCTTTAACCTTACCTTCTTTTTTCTTTTTTTTACTTTCTTCAAAGTTGTGAATGAATTCTGATATGTTATCATAGAGTTCAAATTGCTTGGCTACACCGTCTGAATCTTCTAACATTTCATATTCATCAAGTATACCGAATTGCTCGGTAGCTTTGTATTTGACATATAGTTGCTTCTTCTCTTTCATAATCCTACGAAGAAAGGCAAAATATATAATTTGTGTGAAGTATGCGAATGGATTTTTTGATTTATCTGGATCAAAATTACGGAAATACATGATACAGTTTTCAATACCATCAGAAATCATTTCATCTCGGAAAGAGTATGAAATAAAATTTGGTTTACGAGATAGATGCTCTGCAATTTTTAGAAAGCATTCACCCACATAATTTGGAATGTTTGGTTCTTCCTTATCGTTCTTATTTGCCTCATCACACTTTTCTTTATACTCTATTAGAGCCTTCAAGAAGTCGGCGTTATTTACATAATGTTTTGGTTTCTTTTCACTCATAATTTATCCTTAATTGCCTCATAAAGCGCTTGACTTCTGTTAGTCTAGCGGTGTTCCCGTTGATTGTAATTGCTTTAATACCTTATCCGTTAGCCTTTGAACTCTTTTACGATAATCAAATCCTAGTAAACCTGATTTCTTTCCACTCTCATATATTGGAGGAAGTCTATCTGTTGAATAATATTGGTCAGCAGTAATATCTATAACGATATCTTTATTATCTACTGCCCACCAATGATAGATACCTTCATCATCTAATGCTCTATATAGTTTAATAACTTTAGTACCAAATATCTTTTGTAAACAACCTGAAGCATTATGACAATGGCCAAACATTGGATTAGAAGCATTTCTTTCTACCCATTTTTTAGGTAAAAGGTCAGGCGTTAAATTATTTAATATAATTTTACTTACTAATTTAAGATTCTTTGGCGTATATTCTAACATTAATGTAATTTCTTTTTCCTATCATTAGATGAGTTTTCTAAATAACTTCTAATCTTTTCTTGTTCTTCAGGAAGTATATCTTCAAGAACCTCATCACGATATTCTAACAATTCATCTTTCAGTACCTTTAACACATCGTCATTTTTAGCTACCGATATTTTAGCTTGTTCAACCATATTAATATAGTATTCAACTAAATCTTCTTTTGGTTCAGCAAATGTTAATACATCGTGAAAAGATATGGTAGCTATATTATCAGAAACTACTTCAAGTGGCAACCATGGTACCATCATCATTACCGTTCCTTTAATGGATCGTTTGACAATCAATGACATAGGATCGTTCAATTGAATCCATTCTTCGCCATCATCCATAATACAATCGGAAATAAGGTCTTCTCCGTTTTGTAATCTGATAATTTTAACTCTGTGTTGTGGAAGTGCTGTCATGTTTTAATTCTATGTTATAGTATTTATAGTTAAATTTTTCATCATCATATATTTTAACACGTTCAATGAAATGTTTAATCGTATAGTTTGTAAATTTGCCTATACGAAAATCATCAGCGATGTCAAATAAAACCGCAGCTTCTTTATCGTCACCAATTCTTAAACCACGGCCAATAGATTGAAGATTACGAATACGAGATTTGCTTGGTGATGCGAATATAATATTATGTAGGTTACGAATGTTGACGCCTGTTGAAAAGGTGCCGTATGATGCTACAATGATTGCGTCTTTTTCTTTTTCAGTAATTGAACGGACCGATTCGCGAACCTCAACATCAGTTCCGCCAAATACAAAGAATACATGCCTATTTTTGGCATGAAGTTTGATATTAGCATAAAGGTCTTTACCATGTTTTTCAACAAATTGAAATAAAATAAGTGAATTGCCTTCTAGCGACAATGCTAGATTGCGAATGAAATCGTTACGAGCTGTATTTGAAACTATGTAATCAATCTCTTGATTATAATCCCAATCACGAGCCATCTTACATATAGGTTCAGGATGCTTAAGAATCAGACATTTAATTTTAAAATCTGCTAATTGACCTTTCTCAATTAATTCAGATGTTGAGGTTGCCTTATAAACTGGACCAAATAAACCCTCTAGTACCAAACGATGAGTTTGAGTTCCGTCTAAAGTTCCTGTTGTACCTATTCTATATTTAGAATTTGAGCAACCTGTAAGTATAGTAGTAAGTGATTTAGCTTTGAATTGGTGAGCTTCATCGCCCAAAACAAAATCAAACTGTTCAAAGTATTCACCTGAATTCTTGTAAATGGATTGCCATGTGGTGATGGTTAGAAAATTGTTGGTGTGTTTATCTTTACCAGAATATTGGCGATGACAGTATGTATCAGAATCATAACCATAGGATTTAAAATCAGAAAACATCTGTTCAACCAATGATGTGGTTGGAACTATTAATAATCCTTTTTTTAAGCCTGATGCTTGTAAGTAACGAACAATGACATAAAGTATAAGTGATTTACCTGAAGCTGTTGGAGATAATAAAAGAATTCTCTTATTACGAATAGCATGAATAAAAGATTTTAATTGATAATCACGAACTTCGTGTGGAAGATTTAATGTCTTAATAAAGTCTTCAGCTTCTACCACAGATAATACTTCGGTAGATATGACATCTGAATCTATCTCAAGTTTATAATTTCTTTCTTCACAAAACTTTTGAATATAAGGAACCAGACCATGATATATGGTAAAGTTGCGTAAGTCCGCCAGCCTTATCTTTCCATCCCAGAGCCTACTTTTATAAGCGGGAACGAATTGGTAACCTGGAACAAAGAATGTAAAGTAAGATGATAACTCTTGAGCTATACCCTTTTCACACTCAAACTGAATGAATACTTCATTCTTCTTATGGAGAATTAAATCAGACACCTTGTATAAATCTTTCCCAGGCTATGAAGTCGCGGAGTTGGAATGTGCGAGAGTTTAATTCTTTGAGTATTGAACCACACACATCTACGATTTCTTCGTGCATAGCTTTTGCAGCTAGACGAGCATTGATGTCTTCATCTGATTCTAGGTAAGTTGTGATTTCTGATTTTAAAACATAGGGGAAAGGTTGCCAACCATGTTGAGTAAGTTGGTCCTCGTCAAGTTTACCTGTATAATATTCCCACTTTAATCGCCTCATCTTACTGGCCTTAAATTCAGATTCTTTGGCCAATAGGCGATGATGTGATAGTATATTTAAATACTTGCTATGCAATTTGGGTATATCTAATAATGCTTTGCCTGGTTCTGTTCTATCAATGTCAGAATCCTTGCGCCACATTTCTAATAAATCTTCAAGTTGTTTCATATAGTTGAAATCCTCCTATTCAAAGGATACATCACTTCCATTAAATTGTCAAGCGTTTTTTAGAATAATTTCTCTACATCAAAGTAACTATACCGAAATGTAGCATCAGCTGTAATTATAGTATCTGGAGAATCTGTTGCACTCATTACAAAGGTAGAAAGGGTGGTAGGAAATACATCAAAAAACTTAATGTTATAGTATGGTGTATTTGATGATGAAAGCAAAGTAACAGTTGCATCAGAATATTGTGGTTTGGCTATTGGAATGTTTGTTGCATATTTGTTTAATTTACCGAGATTTCTATACTCAGCAAATTCTTTAGGGAAAGTCATAGCACGGATCCAATCATGTATTTCAAGCCACGATTTTAATTCTTCGTCAACGACAAAGGTAATATTCAATAAATCGTATATGGCTTTTTCACCGGGAATATACACATCAACAAATGGGTTGGTTTGTGGAATTTCAGATAAAGAAATACCAGGCACACTTAATGATTGACAAAAATACCTAACATTGGGTGAACGACCAAAGTTAAGTTGAAACTTATTTGGTTGTAGAAAATTAGGATTTGTTGGGTTGCGATTGGTTGCTGTCATAATGGTTTATTTATGCTAAAAAAAAGAGGACCCTTTTTACGGAGTCCTCTTTAAGATTTATTGCTTTGCTAGTCTTTTATTATAGTTATAATTATAAGACTTATAGATTACATTAAATTCGCTATCTTAAATGCTCGGTAATAGTTGTTAGACAACACATTTAATGCGCCATTACCTTGTGAAGTACCTTCTGCAAATGGATTAGCAACTAGACCATATCGTGTCTTGAAACCAATTTTTGGTTGGAAGTTGTTTGTATCAACTGCACGAACCATTTGTAAAGGAACGTATGGGCAGTAGAATAAACCTGCGTCATAAGCGTTAGAACCTTTGTAACCAACAACTGCATATTCTGAAGATGCTGATGTTGGAGCATATGGATCAATATACACTTTGATACGACCAAATAAAGTACCAGCGAATGTGTTACCTGTATCATCAACTGTTAGGTTTACTTGTGACTGTAAAGCTGAGTTGTAATCAAGGATACCAGCCATTGCTAAAGCAGAAGCAACATCGCTTGAGCAAATCATAACATTACCTTTGCCTCTACGAGTTGTCTTAGCGATAGTATTAGCTTCACGTTCAATTTGGAAAGCTAAACCTTTAACTTTTTCAACCATCCAACGACCATTTGAATCGGTGTCAAGGTCAAATCTACCAGCAGCAGTTGTACCTACTTGGCAACCTGTTTTAGCAGTACCATAGATTGTTCTTACA